TTCGGCTTCTCCGAAAGGGAGTCCACGCTGATGCGACGTTAGAGCGAGCGAAGAGAGCTATCGAAGCACTCGGCCACGACTCCGAGTTCATCATGGTCTACTATGGGAGCGACGGAGCCGGCGGGTTCCAGACCCTGGATCGACCTTTACGGACTGTCACCACTATTGACCGTTTCGCCTATGTCCGCCCCAATGGTGATGGCCATGAAATCAGAATGTTGCAGCCTCTTGAGCTCGCTGCCGCGATGGGATTTCCGACCACGCATCTGTGGCCTGTCTCAAGTCGCCGGGACAAGATTCGCTTAATCGGCAATGCTGTCTGCCCTCCAGTTATGGCGGCGATCATACAACACCTAACCCTTAGAGAACCACCGAAGAAGCGCGGTGGCTCTCAAAACCACAAGGGAAGACAGGCCATGACGGGCGACGTGATCGCCGTTCGGAGGTTCGTGGACTTATGAAACTCGCCGCCCTCTGCTGCACGTTCCACCGGCCGCACCTGCTCGGCCAGTTGATCGAATCGTTCCTTCGCCAGGACTACCCGCGACACCTGCGCGAGTTGGTCATCCTCGACGACGCTGGCCAGTACGACAACCAGGCGGGCGAGGGCTGGCGGCTGATCTCGGTGCCGGCCCGCTTCCGCACGCTCGGCGAGAAGCGGAACGCCTGCGCCGCGTTGGCCTCCCCCGACGCCGAGGGGCTCCTCGTCGCGGACGACGACGACATCTACCTGCCGCACTGGTTCTCCACGCAAGCGGAGGCGCTGAATCGGGCCGACTGGTCGCGGCCGTCGCTGGTGCTGCTCGCCCATGGCGACGGGCTGAAGGAGTGCGACACCGGCGGCCTCTACCACGGCGGCTGGGCCTTCCGCCGCTCGGCGTTCGACGCCGTGCGTGGCTACGCCGCGCTTAACAACGGCGAGGATCAGGACCTAGCCCGGCGGCTGAACGAAGCAAAGGTGAGCGTCTGCGACCCGTGCGAGTTCGCCCGGCCGTTCTACCACTACCGCGTCGATACGGGCAGCTACCACCTGAGCTACCTCGACGACGCCGGCTACCGCGACCTGGGCAAGAAGACCACCAAGAGCGATCACAAGATTCAGCCCGGTTGGCCCAAGGACTTCACCAAGCTGCCGGTGGTCAAGCGGTTCACCACCGCCCCGCACGTCTCGCACCGCGACGGCCTGATGCCGGTCGAGCTGATCGGCCCGGTTCACGCCCCCGGCCGCAACGGCCCGACCAACGGCATGTACGCCCTGCAGAAGGAACTACGCAAGCGGATCGCCGCCGGCCTCGACTGGCTGTCGATTAAGTCACTACCCGCGAGCGACGGGGCACTGCCCTGGTTCTGGCACTGGGACGACCGCCGCTACGCCGTTTGGTGGGACTCGGAAGGCCGGCCGTTCGTGCAAGGCCCCAACATGCTGTTCACCTATTCGGGGAATCCTCGCATCGACGCCGAGGAACGCGGCCTGCTCGACGCCGCGAACTGCCGGGCCATGTTCTGCCACAGCGATTGGTACCGCGACTTGATCGCCAAGAATCGCGGCCCGGCGAACACGTCGCCCATCATCACCTGGCCGTACCCCATCGACCCGTGGCCCGGCGAGCCGCTGCCCGAGGAGTACGACCTTCTGATCTACGCCAAGAACGGGAACCGCCCCGGCCTGCTCGAACACCTGTGCGAGGTGTTTCCCCGGCACGTCGTGCTGCACTACGGGCAGTACCAACGGGAGCAGTTGTACGAGGCGGCCCGGCGGTCACGGGCCTGCGCCTACCTGGCCGACGACGACCACGGGCCGCTGGCCCTGCAGGAGATCTTGCTCGCCGGCTGCCCGGCCGTCGGCGTCCGCACCGGGGCACCGTTCATCCAGGACGGCGTCACCGGCGTCTTCGTCGACCGCTTGCCGCCCGGCGCGAAGTGCGTCAAGAACGACGCGGACGACGCGGCCCTGGCGACGTTCATGCATGCGGTGCAATCTGCCCAAAAACGAGATCGTCGGCAGGTCCGGGAGGAGTCCGCCACGGCCTTCCATCCGGTGTGGATCGTCGACGGGCTACTCAAGCAACTGCAAGGTATCCGTGGTCATTTGCTGGGTTGCTAAGCTAAACCTAAAAAAAACAGAAATTCGTATTGACTATGATCCCGTTGGGGTTAAACTTTTTTTAGTTCAGTCACCCTACGGGAGAAAGAGATGACTATTTCAGTTTCGACGTACCGATTTCGTAGTGAGCTTGAGTATCGAGTTTTTCCAGTGACAGTCGCTGGTATCACTGAGTGCCTCGAGCACCTCGACACAGCAATGGCTTCAGGGCATCGCCGAGGTCTCTCGCCGTGGCAGTTTGAGTCACCGTACACGGGGCAATTGGCGGAGGCCGAGCGGCTACTGCGCGCTGGCGACGTATCTGGTCTGCGGCGACTTTTGGAGGCTTCGTGCCCACAGGTGTAATAGAGGTTCAATCATGGATCGGCCAATCAGGCGTTCGCCGAAGCGAACTGTAATTGACCGGAAAAAGGGGTTAGAGCTGGATCGGCTTTTAGAGTCGATCCGGTCTCCCGACTGGTTCCTGCTCTGGGAATTCCAAGAGTCGCCAAGGCAGGCGTATAACTACCAAACAAGAATGAAAAAGAAACACGGTTCTCGATTCGATTTTAGCGCTTCGATCGAAGAGGATGGCGTCGGTCGGCTTTACGCCCGTCTCTCTAGTGGCCAGGAGGTGTGCGAGTGAGTCTGCTCAGCAAGGTCCAACGTGGCCGCACTCCGCGGCCGCCCCGGCTGCTCGTCTACGGCACGCCCGGCATCGGGAAGAGTACCTTCGGGTCGCAAGCCCCGAACCCGGTGTTCGTGCCGACCGAGGACGGCCTCGACGAGATCGACTGCGCCAAGTTCCCGCTCGCCGCCACCCTCGACGAGGTGCTCGCGGCCCTCGCGGAACTCCGCACGCAGCCGCACGACTTCGAGACGGTCGTGCTCGACAGCCTCGACTGGCTGGAGCGGATGATCTGGGATCGGGTGTGCGCCGAGTTCAGCGTCAAGAACATCGAGAAGGCCGACGGCGGCTACGCCCGAGGCTACACGTACGCCCTCACCCACTGGCGCGAGGTCGTCGACCAACTCAACCTGCTCCGCAGCCAGCGGGGCATGGTGGTCGTGCTGATCGCCCATGCCAAGGTCGAGAAGTTCGAGGACCCCGAGGCCCCGCCGTACGACCGCTACTCGCCCCGGCTGCACAAGCACGCCTCCGCGCTCGTGAGCGAGTGGTGCGACGCCGTGCTGTTCGCCACGCGGAAGTTCCGCACCGCCAGCGAGGTCGCCGGCTTCGGCCGCAAGCGGACCATCGCCCACGCCATCGGCAAGGACGGCGGCGAGCGCGTGCTGCGATGCGTCGGCGGGCCGAGTTGCGTTGCCAAGAACCGCTACGGGCTGACCGAGGAACTGCCCCTGTCCTGGGCGGCGTTCATGACCGCCCTCACCAACCACCAACCCAACGACCCAACGACCGAGGAACCGACCCATGGCTAACCTGAACGGTTTCGACGCTAACCAAGTGGAACCGACCGGCGACTTCGAGCCGGTCCCGCCCGGCAAGTACCTGGCCGTCATCACTGACAGCGAGATGAATCCGACCAAGTCCGGCACCGGAAGCTACCTGCAACTTACGTTCGAGATCATCGACGGCCCGCACAAGGGCCGGTTGCTCTGGGCGCGGCTTAACCTCGACAACCCGAACGCGACGGCGGTTGCCATCGCCCGGGCGGAACTGTCCGCCATCTGTCGGGCCGTCGGAGTGATGGCCCCAAAGGACTCGGTCGAACTGCACAACCTGCCGCTGGTCATCCACGTCAAGTGCAAGAAGCGGGACGACACCGGCGAGATCGGCAACGAGGTCAAGGGCTACTCGCCCAAGGCCGCCCTGACCGAGCCCGCCGTCAAGCCAGGTGGGCCGCTCGCTTCGAGTGGCGCCCCAACTACCCCAACTACCCCGCCGTGGAAACGGTGACATCGCCTTATAACGAGGAGTTCAATATTCGATGGGCGCAATCAAAGAAACGGCCAATCGCGCCAAGGTTATTGGCCCAGTGACCAACGGCGGGTCAGCCGAGATCGAGCGGTCAATCCCCTATCGTGTCGAATTGACAATCCGAGGCGAGGCCGACCTGCTTTTCCACCGCTGGAATTGCGAGGCGGTCGAGGCGAAAGCGAAGGCCGCCAAGGGGTCGGCTAGCAAAAAGACCGACAACGTCGAGTCATATGTCTATCGCAACGACCAGGGTGAGATTTGTCTACCCGGCGAGTACCTCCGACAAGCGGTGATCGCGGCCGCCAAGTTTCGCCAGGACCCGCGGTCGCCGCGTAAGTCGGCCCAGGATCTCGTGAAGGCGGCGGTGGTCAGCTTGACGCCGCTGGCCGGCCTGGGCGTGACCGCGTGGGACTACGAGCATCGTTGTCGGGTACAGGTGCAACGCAATGGCGTGACCCGGGTGCGGCCGGCGTTGCGGGCCGGCTGGCAGGCGGCGTTCGTGCTCGCGGTCAATCTGCCCGAGTACGTCTCGCGGGAGATGCTGTTGGGCTTGCTGACCGACGCCGGCCGACTGATCGGCGTGGGGGATTTCCGCCCGACGTACGGGCGATTTCAAGTAGTCGCGTTTGCGGTACTCGAGAACTGATCGTGGCATAATCTGGCCGGGTCCGGCGTGGTCGGGCCGGGCGCGGCACGGCGTGGC